AAAGTAAAATCAGCCATTGTTCAACTCCTTATAAGGTTTAAGTACTTTCTTGTATATGGAACCCGCTATCGCTTTCATCATTAACGGTGGCACCATTCTACCCATACGTTCAGATCTTTGTTCCCACTTTCCAGTTAATTTGAAATCTTCAGGTAAAGAAGTGAGTCTACGAGTTTCACCCAATGCAAGTTTTCGCATTTCACTCCAATGAATACATCCACCAGAAGCCGTGATGGTGGGAGCTGGTTTGAATCTTGAAATTCTTTTCATATTAAAGTGATGTCCTTTAGGATGATAATCACAACCTGTTAATACTTTTTTTGGATCAAGTGGCATCTTTGATGCTGTCACAAAATGAGAACCCTTTGTAAAAGATTCTGTTAACATTTTTATTTCTTCTTCATCATACACTAGGTCACTAAATGCATTTCCACAAGTAACTGGAATAGTAGTTGTCTTTTCTGGAAATACACCAGCAATGTTAAGAGAAGTAAGACCAATCGCATCAGCTACATCTTCACGAACTGCAATAAAAATAACCCTCTTTCTTGTTTGTGGTACTCCATAATGAGATGAATCTAATAACATGGATGATACATTGTAACTAGCATTTTCAAATGCATTTGTAATCTTCCAATAATAATGTTTTGCTTCACCCATTAACAACCCCGACACATTCTCACCAACAATAACTTTAGGTTTAACATCTTTTGCAACTCTAATGAACTCAAAAAATAAATCTTCAATATTTTCTACCTTTTTACCATCAGAATAGTTTTTAGTTTTACCAAAACCAATACTATGACCACTACCTTGTACTACAGAACCAGCCATAGAGAAAGCAGAACATGGTGGTGAACCATCCAAGATATCAACTTCTCCTGCTCCAATATTAGCAGCAGTCAAAAGGTCTTCTCCTGTAAGTTTCTTTATGTCATCTGGAAGTATAGGAGTGTTTGGATAATTTTCATGATATGTATTTCTCGCCTCTTTCACAAATTCGTTGATACATAAAATCTTACCACCCGCCAAACGATATCCTGTAGAAGAACCACCACCACCAGCAAAAGTAGATATTACATTGAACTTGTTTTGTACTTCTCCGGCACGTACATCTTCCATTGTATATTTTTTGTAATCTGCTGAAATGGGTTTTGCATCTTTTACATACTTGACATAATCTTCAGACAATGTAGCTGGGATTGAAATGTCTGGCATTGGTTTTCCTTCTTTTTTAATTTGAGAAAAATCAACATCCTCAAAGCCTGATAAAACTGCACCTTCTGTTTTCATTTTTTAAACTCCTTTAAAGTGTTTGAATTAGTCTTTGAAGTATTTAGCATGTAAGAAAATCATTCAAAGTAGCAGGAGGTGGACACAGAAATTGTTTTCTAGCAATTGGAACATCTTTGGGTAAAGGTTTTCCATATTTTGAATTCTCACTTAAAACAAATTTTCTTTCCCATTCACAATATTCTTCCCAAAATTCATCACAAACAGGAATTGCAGGAGCCAAAATATTATCAACAGGATTCCCCCCTTTATCATATAAAAATATTCCCATTTCTTGGTATTTGTACATAGTAGGAGTTGTATATTTCAAATCTCTCAATGCTGTATTTTCATCACTAGTTATCGCAATAGTACTACAACAACATTCAAATACTTTAAGAAATAAATCAAAATCTTCCAAATATTTTAGATTATCCATAACAAATTCTCCAACAGTTTGTGGAGATAAAAAATGATCAGGGCACAAATCTGTTAAATTATTTCTAGGCCTTGATGTAAGTCCTGTTCGTATTCCATTACTCTTATGAACAAGCTCATAAAACATTCTTGGAGCAGGACACATGATTTCAGAAAACTTTGAATTTCTCCACATACCAGTAGCATGTATAGCTAAAAGAGCAGCTTGTGCTGTTCTAGCAAAAGTTACAAGTCTAGTATTTGGACGATCATTAATGTCTGGTATTTCAAAATTTATATTCATATTTAAAACTCCTTTTCGTACCAATCTTTTGAAACATCCATCATTCGGTTTCTTTTGTTAAAGTTAATCTTACTATTATTTAGCAGAGACTCAAAGAGCTTATCTACACCAGCACCTAAATGTAAATTTGTATGTTTTCTTATTTTTCCAAAATTTAATAATTCTGGAAATGCATTTCGTATATGATGTTTTTGTTCGGGTATATTTAATTCTTCCCAATTAAATTGATAAAAATAATCTTTAACTGTAGGATGTAGATACGGTGTTATATGTTTTTTATTGTACTTTTCTACAAGTTTATTGTGCCATTTGAGTCCTGCTGAGTTGTCTGGTAAAAAATATATGTCTCTGGCTTCATCAAAAGTTTTAATATTATGTGGAGTATTTTTAAAATATTCATGGTATCTTCTATTACCTTTTTCACTACCATATCTCATTTGAGCCTTTTTACTCACACCAAAATATCCATCTGCACCCCAACCAGTAAGAACATATTCCTCTGAAATTTTTGGATATACATACAGAAATGGAAATACACACTCAAAGTGTGTTTTCTTTTTACATTTTAATTTGACAAGAGTATGCCAATCTTCAACTAGATTATCTGTAGGAACTATTGTTGGTTTGAATGCCCAACCCATTTTCTCAGAAAACTTTTGAGCAGTTTTGAAATCGTAAGATTTGTTTCCTTCAAGATGGAAACTGTAGGCTATAACTTCTTTACCAACATTGTGTACGGCAAGAGCCACTGAGAGGGAGTCTACACCCCCACTCAACAGTACTGCACATTTTACAGTAGGTATTTGTTTTTTGATTTGAGTTTCTAAAAGTTCTTTAATCATTCATCTTCTATGAATCCTTCAAGTTTTGCATCATCTACAGTTACAGGTAATTTTTTAATTGTGATCTTAAAATCATCTTTGAATAGACCTTCAACATCTTTTTTCCATCGTGTTAGTAATTTTTCATACTCAACCCCTTCAAACGATTCTAAAGTTTTAAAGTGTACATAGACAAGTCCCTTTTTCTTAAATTTAGATCGTCTAAGTTCTTCAATTATCTTTTTTAAACCAAACATCTCAGCAGAGACTTTGAAAACCCAATCATATTGATTTTTGGCTATTTTTACTTTTTTCTCGTATGCTTTTTTTAGAATAGGATCATTCTTTAACCCATCATCCGAAAAATCTACAAGATTATTATTTTTTAATCTTAAGCTTTCTCTTTCAATTAGTTGTTGAGCCTTTGTACGCGTTGATCTTAATTTCTGTCCTTTGATATTGTTAAGTCTTAATTCATTTACAACTATGACATGATCAATATCGGGTATATCGCGGAGTCCATCGGGTGATTTTTTTGTAATTTTTTTCTCATAACAAAATTCAATTACCCAATTCGCTGCAGAATCTGGATCTTGTCCTTTAGCTTGATCTTTTGGAACAGGATTAAATCTGTTACTAAAAGTTTTAAAATCAACACCCTTCAAAACTTTCCACATTGAATTCGGGATTACAAATGCATTTAACCCTATTCCCTCATCGGATGCAACATTTGCTCTAGTTCTATGATTTCCTCCAATAATTACTCTCGATCCTTTACAATATACAATTTCATTGTTTACTATTTTTGCATCTTGTAAAATAATAATCGGTGGAAATTCGTCAGGATTAGGTTCTTCATTCATATTTTCTTTTAAGTAATCAATATGCTCAGAATCAAACCTTTCATTTCTAGTTTGTAAATATTGTACATGATCCAAAAAATCTTTCAGTTCACTTTCTGGTACAAAAACTTTTTGAATACCATTTTTAGTTTCACCAACTTTAATATTTTTGTGATCATCAAGTAATTCTTGTGTTAATCCATAAAGAGCATCAAGATGCACCATTGAAGAAAGACCCTTTGCATAGAGTCCACCCCCATCACCATTACTCCTATTGTAGTACAACTTTGAATCCGCTGCACCCTTTCCATTATCCGCTTCTATTAACATTTTTATTTCCTCCATAGCGATTGATATATGATTTCCATATTGTAAAATTTTAAATTCTATTTTTTCTCTTCGAGCCAAGTCATCTCTAAAAACATCATTGGTCTTAGAACTATGCCAGTAACGAGTTAGGTGATATTTTTCATGTTTTCTACCAACATAATATTTCCACCTTTTTTTCTCTTCAATCCAAATTCTCCAAATGTACAAATATGCTTGGTAATCATTTGGTGGTTCTGGAATAATTTTTGTAATTCGATCATTTATACTCATATTTAGCCTACTATTTGAATGAACATTCCACCATAATTTCAGTCAGACAGGCCACCATATTAATTTCTTGGTCTGCCACGAATGCCGACTTATACTGGTAGTCTGCGATGATTAACACAGCCTGAGGAACAGCCTGAGGTTTTAAATGTTGATGAAAAGTATCATACAAC